TTACATCAGGAAGGTTTGCTGACCGTGCGAGGTTGGGTGAGGCATCACTGCGTTGATATGCCCCGGCTTCATAATTGAGCCGTCGAATGATTCCATCGTCTTAAACGTATGCCCGCAATTAATGTTCTGACATTGATTGTAACGCTCTTTGGTGTTTTCACTCAGATAACGACTTGAGCGAGTATGTGCAGCATATTTGCAGATTGGACAATGGAACATGATCACCACCTCAATGAATCACTTTAAGATGTGTTTATTTTAGCCAATAAGTTCTATTAAAACAAACAGTTAACCAATAAATTAATCATTCTTCCTGCGTATCAAACTCCACATCTGAAAGCCTTACCTCGAGGTCTAGGGACGTCGTGTAGCCACTATTGCTGAGTGAGTGAACCACCTTAGTGATAAGCCATGACTGGTCGTCTATGACGCGCTTAAACCCTTTAACCTGCACCGGCGTTTCGGGGTATAAATCCGCGCGCCCCATAGCCAGATTAATGGAGAATTCGGCCACCCCACGTTGCAACTTATCCCACTTCGCCGCTGCTGCGCGCATGGCCTGCGCTTTGCTTGCGTAGGTGGTAGTCAGTGCAAACACGTTATCCGCTTCGCCTGCCATGTATTCACCCTCTTTTTCTTCTGGCTTGGCCGCTGCTTTTTTGGCGGTTGCGGCTGGCTTGGCCTTAGGGTGTTGCAGGGCGCGCAGCTGTTTAAACTTAGGCTTTCGCTGGATTTTGACCTTTTGCTTTTTCGGCTTAGGGTCTTTGGTGTGTAGCCATTTAGCCGTTACGCCGGTGTATGCGCCCCGGTCAGCGATAGCAAACTGATGCCGGTCACCGTCTGCACGCTCAATCGTCATGGTCGGTATGGGCTTGCCGCTGGCGGTAGTGCCGCTTCCCGCTTTCAGAAAAAGTAACTTACCGGCTTTCACCGAAACATCAGCCCCGTTGCGCGTGGCCAGACGGGTTAAAAACTTGGCGTCAGATTCCTGAGACTGATCGATGTGCGGAATACTGATGGTGTTTAATTGCGTGGCTACGCTGGCCGTCAGCTTATTGCGTGCGGCGATTTGCTCCACCACCTGACCGAGCGTAGTGTCGTGGTAAGACATTTCCCGCCGTGAGTTCAGGGTGCCGCGAAAGTCAGCACTGCGCGCCCGGATGGTCAGCGTATCCGGCGCGCCACGGTGTTCAACTTCATCAACCGTAAATTGCCCCTTACCGAGCAGCGCCGCTCCCTGCCAGCCCAAGAACAGGGAGAGCACCGCGCCGCGCGCAGGCATTTCCACCAGACCGTCGCTGTCATCAAGCTCAATGTCGAGCTGATCAGCTTCAAACCCCCTGTTATCCGTGAGCGTCAGAGATAACAGCCGGGCGCTGATATCTTTCGTGATGTCATTACCCGCCTGCGTCAGCATAAACGCCGGTGCCAGTTTCGCCCCGGCATCGAGTGTCATACCCGTTATCATGACCACACCCCCTGCACCGCCGAGCTGGCTTTATTCAGCAATCCCTCAGCCTGCGCCTGTAAGTCACCAAACATGGAGGTCAGGGACTCATCCACACGGGTGAGCGTCAGCGTAAATTCAATGCTTCGCGCGCTGCCGTCGGCAAAGAATTCACTGCGGGTTTCACTGAGGCTTTCCACAACAAACATGCCATAAATGGTGCCGGAACCCTCCAACAGAGGCCACGCTTTGCCCTCATCGGCCATCTGGTTAAGTACCAGCAGTGACATGCGTCCGCCGGTGATTTCCGGCATCAGCACCCCGGACAGAGTAATTTTTTCCTCATTCACGCCGAGAAATTGCAGCGCGGGACGCTGGCCAACACGGCTGTTTGACGGCCAGCGGTAATCAACATTGCGTTGCAGGCTCTGATAAGGGACGGTCTGAAGCTGAAACACAAATAATCCGAGCGTTAACATCATGCGTAAAATCCTCTTAATCATGCCCCATGCGGGCGCGAGCCTCAGCGCGGCGCTGCCTTTCCCGTGCGTCCAGCGCGTCAATCACTTGTCGGCTGGTATCCTGTGCGCCCATACCGGCACCGACAGAAATCTGATAACTGTTTTTGCTGTTGTCGGTGTAAGAACGTCCACCACCCGCCGACACAGGCACGTAGCCGTAACTGAATCCAAAATTACCGCCCGGCGGCTGATACTCCGCCGCAGTACCGGCATCAGATTTTGTACGCTGCTCCGCTTTGTCAGCGTTTTTGTCGAGGTCGTCAGACTCTTTCTTCACTACGCCGAGTTTTTCCAGCAGCCACACCACGCCGCGACGCAGCTTATTGGCCACCTGCAATGGGGCGGTAAGTGCATTTGCCACAGCATGACCAAACGACACCCCCGCATCTTTACAACTATCGAGGGTTTCCTTGGTTGATTTCACGGGTTGAATCAGGTCTTTAAACCACTGCCACACGATCTTGAGCTTATCCCCAAGCCATTCAAAAACCGGCTTCAACGGCGCAAACATTTCTTTCACCGGCTCAAACGCAATACCCAACCCTTCTATCACGCCACTGAAAAAGGCGCTGATAGGTTCCCAGTATTTACGGATAAGCAGAGCCGCAGCGACAAACAGCGCGCCGATGGCCAGCACCGGCCAGGTTATTGCGCCCAGCGCAGTGACAATGGCCGTTCCCGCCGCGCTGAATATCACCCCGAGCGTACCGGCGACGGCGATAATCGCATTAATGCCTGCGATAACTGGCCACGCGATAAGACCAATTCCGCCCAGCACACCAATAATGGCCAGCGCACCGGTGGTCAGCGCAAAGAGCGTTTTTGTCAGCTCAGGATTGGCCTTAGCCCATGCCCCCATTTTCCCTAACCACTCGGTGGCCGAGGTGGTCAGGCGGCGCAAGGTACTATCCTGTTTCTCGAAAACCTCAATCTGTAAGTCTTCCCATGCCGACGCGAGATTTTTTAAATCGCCGTCGAGGTTGTCGGTCTGGACTTTGGCGATACGCTCCGTGGTGCCCGCAGAATCTTTAATCGCGCTTTGCTTCTCGGCAAGGTTGCCGTTACCCGCAGCGGCCACCAGCTTGACCGCGCCCTTCATGGCCTCCTCACCAAAAATAACTTTCAGGTATTCAGCCTGCTGTGCGGTGCCGAGTTTGTTCTTTTTAAAAGACCGGTCAATCGACTGGAGGATCCCCACCACCGGCAGCATGTTGCCTTTTGTGTCGCGGGTTTTAATACCCAGCTCATTGAGCGCTGCAGGAGCCTGACCAACGGGGGCTTGCAGGCGGCTGAAAATGGCGCTTGCACCCGTACCGGCCATCGACCCTTTAATCCCGTTATCCGCCATCACGCCGAGCATGGCCGTCGTGTCTTCGATGCTGGCACCCGCCGCCTCAGCGATGGGCGCCACATATTTCATCGCTTCGCCAAGCTCAATCAGCCCGGTATTTGACGAGGTAAAGCCCTTGGTCATCACGTCCGCTACGCGCTCAATTTCCGTGGTCGGCAGGTTAAACGCCGATTGCATATTGGTGATGATGTCGGCGGCTTCGGCAATATCCACATCCGCCGCAAGGCTCAGATTAACGGTGGAGCCCGTTGCGGCCAGCACTGAATCGGCGTCATAGCCCGAGCGGGCAAGCGTGGTCTGCGTGCGGGCAACGTCGCCCGGAGAAAATGCCGTTGTCGCGCCGATATCACGCGCCTGCTTACGAATTTGGCCGAGCTTCTCATCGCCCTTATCAAGGCCAAGGATGGCCTGCGTGCCTGACATCTGTTTATCAAAACCAATGCCCGGCGCGATAAACCGGGCTTCCCCATACAACCCGGCGGCGGCTACACCGACACCAGCCATGCCCGCCCCGCCCGCACCGGCGGCTAACTGCTTGCCGGAGTCATAGCGCTTTTTTACCGTACTGAGTCTGGCCTGCTGCGCACTGACGCGGGCGAGCGCATCGCGCTGACGGTTGAGCTGTGCCGTAGTCTCACTGACTGAGGTTTTCAGGCGGCGCTCATCGGCTGACAGCGTGCGCGTATTGATCCCGGCCTGCGCCAGTTCCTGACGCTGACGCTGCACCGATTGCCGCAATCCGTTGTATTTAATTTGCAGGTCAGACGCGGCGCGCTTGGCATCTTCCAGCGCCTTGGCCTGTGCCCGCGTTGGATTGGTGGTGTTTTTAAACTGGACAGCCAGCGCGGCGGCTTCCTGTTTTGCATTTTTGAGAGACTGGCCGGTAACGGCAAGCTGACCACTCGTTTTACGAAAACCCTCAATACGCCCGGCTTGGGCGTTCAGGGATTTGAGGGAGTTTTGGGTATTTCGGATATCCCCGGACAGCGACTTACTCGCTGTCTGAATGGATTTAAACGGGCGACTTGCTTGGTCAACGGCCTTGAGCAGAACCTGCAACTTAACGTTACTCATTGGCGTGTCCACTTCGTTCGATTGCCTTTGCGCGCCATTGTGCGAGCTCGGCGGGGCTCATCGGATAGAGCTCTGACGGTGGCCAGTGAAAGACCACCGCCACGTCAGCCATCAGGTCATCTACCCCAAAGCGGGGCGGGAACGTCAGTGTTCCGAATTCGGCGATAAAAAACCAATCACCTTGCCCGCCAGCGCCACAAGGTCTGGCAGTTCCAGCGCGTTGCATTCTTCTTTTGTCAGGCTCGGGTATGTGATGCGAGGCAGTACCACCAGCAGCGCATCAACCTGCGCATTAGCCACGTCAGCCAGACCGACGCCGCGCAATGCTCCGGCAGTGGGACGGATAACCGTCACCGAATCAATCAGGGTTTCGCCACGTTTGATGGGTTTATCCAGCGTCACGACGTTGGTGTTTTCGTCGGCGGTAGTCAGGTCTTTATTGCTCATCAGATTATCTCCACATCAGGTTAAGGGCGTGGCCAGCGGTTACCGGCCACGCGGTAATTACAGGCCGATATTGCGGCGGTGTTTTTCCAGCATGTCAGTGCCGTTGACGATTTCGACCATGTTCACGGTGTCGATTTCAATCAGGGTGCTCCCGTCAATCACCAGCTTGTAATAGCTGCACTGCGTGGTGATTTTGCTTTCGATGTCTTCGCCCTGCTTCATGTCGCCGGTATCGATTTCTTTGTGGCGACCCCGCATGACGATTTCCACGGCGGAGGTGTCGCCGGTGTCGTCGCGCTGGAAAGAACCGGCAAAACGCAGCGGCACATCAGCCGCACCGGAGGCGGCATACTGCGCCCACAGGGCACTGTCCGGGAGTCCGCCCATTGACCACTCAACGGTCAGCGCGTCATCGTCCAGACCAAAATCCACCGCTGCGGAGCCGTTCATGCCGCCGCCGCGATAGTTCTCCAGCTTGCGGGTCAGCTTCGGCAACGTGACCGACTGCACGAGACCCATGTAACTCAGACCGTCGTTAAACAGGTTGAGGTATTTCAGTTTGCGAGGAAGTGCCATGGTGAATGCCCTTAGCTGTTAATGGATGCGGCCAGATTGACGAGGTAGGTGTCAGTGATGCGCTGACGCAGGGTCAGACTTTCCAGCGGCGGCACCGGCGTGTAGTCATAATCGACGTAAAGTTTCCCGGCTTTCAGGGTCTCTTTATCGTTAGCCGATTCATCAAACCAGCAGTTGCCGTCAATGATGTAGCCGTTCGATTTAAGCTCACGGAATTTGGCGTTGATGCCGTCGATAATGTCGCGGATAAGCGTTGCGGTCATCGGCTTGTCCACCGCCCACATATGCGCCTCGGCCATCGTGTCAGCCAGTACCTGCGCCGTGCGGGTGTAGTTCTCAAACAGGAAAAGCGGGTCTTCAGAACAGGTGCGGTTACCCCAAAAGCGGAAGCCGTCTTTGCGTACCAGCGTCGTGACACCGGCCTCATTGAGCAGGTCAGCATCAGTACCCGCTGCCTGCAAATCCCAAAACACCGAGGCGCTGATGCCGGTCACACCATTAACGCCAACGTTTGACAGGGTTTTATGCCAGCCGGTTTCTTGGTCGATTTTAGCGCGCAGCCCTAACGCGCGCGCCGTGGCGTAAGCGGTAGAGCTGGCGTTTGCGGTGGTGTCCCAAGAAATAAAATCAGGCCAGATAAGCATCAGTTCACGCTGACTGAAATTGTCACGGTACTTAATGGCATCAGAGAGCGTTTTGCATTCCCACGCGCTGATATAACCGAACGCGCGCAGCGACTGGCAGACCGTGGCCAGCGCCGTGGCCACTTCCTGAGAGTCCAGACCCGGCACACCCAAGATGCGCGGTTTGACGCCAGTGTCCGCCTCGGCAGTGAGCAGGGCTTTCAGGCCGGTATATTTACCGTCGGCACCGGCACCGCCGAGGATATTAGAGAGGGTCTCGGCGGCGGCGGCTTCCGCATCTTCGTTTTCTGATTCCGCCACGCGCACCACCACGGTGACCGGTTTGCACTGATCGCCAATGGCCGTCAGCGCCGGTAACAGGGTGCCGGTTTTTCCCGCCTTGCCCTGCGCTGCGATCACATCGGTAATTAACACCGGCGTGTTCAGCGGAAAGACTTTTTCGTCAGCGTCGTTGGCCGTGCAGACCATGCCAATAATGGCCGTGGATACGGTGGTAATGACGCGCGTTCCGTCGTTAATTTCGACGACCTGCACGCCGTGGTGAAAATCACTCATCGGCTTAACTCCGTTAAAATAGGCAAGGTAATTTTGTTGTTTAACGGCCGTCAGGGCGAGGGGTGAACGTTGGGAGGGGGTCAGTACAACAGACGAAAAAAAGCCCCTTTCGGGGCAGTGATTTATTCAGGCAACTGAGGCCAGTCGATATCAGGCACTAAAGATAAATCGAGCCGGTTGAGTGCAACGCGGTATTTTTTCCAGTCTTTAAGCTTTGCGATTTCATCATCCGTTGCATCCTCAATATCAACAGCATCTTGCAAGGGCGCAATGGCGAGGTTTGCTTTTGTCATGAGCCGAGAGAGTGTTGATTCCGCATCGGCCTTTAATTCTTCATTCGTGGGTGCCGGTAAATCAGCCCATACCGGCAAACCATCCCCACCTGCAACCCGCATTTTCCCCTCTGGCGGTGGTAGAGTTTGGTATTCACGGTATACAACATCACTTACCGCTATGCCATCATCAGGCCAGCTTCCTGCATCGTCGTACACTTCCCGCAGCCCTCGCGGATAAAAGCCGTTGGTGAGCGGGCTGTAAACATAAAGACTCGTGGTGATTGCGCTGTAATAGTTGCTCATTTTATCCCCTTACCAGCCGGTGGCTTCCCAGTAACTGCCTGCGCTGTCCTGCCCGCAGGTGAAACCGACGTTGTTAATAATCTGCGCCGTACCGAAGTTGTCATTGAACGTCCCGCCGCCGCCATTGATAGCCGTTACCTGAACGTTGACGCAGGTACTCGGGAAAGGAATGGGGAAATTTACCGTTGACCAGCCGCGACTCCCTTTATTGACGACGCCCCACTGCTTAATCATGCCGGTATCCCCGCATCGCCACCAGCCGCCGCCAAGATTGGCGGTATTGGAATTGACCGGCTGCCGGTTATTGGGGCTGAACACACGCTGCCCCATCTCGTTCACCGTGCCGGACGTATTGCTGTCGCCGTTGCCTGACAGGGTCATCTCGCCGGTTTGTACCGTATTGCCTTGGTTGACGATGCGGAATTTGAACCCACCCACGCCGCCGCCCCGGTTGTTCACAAAGTTAGATTCGCCCTGACCACCGCTTTCGTTCCAGCCTAAATACGTCCCTTGCCCGTTGCCGGGCTGTGGGATGGTTATCGCCCGGAGATAATTCGCCGTGACGCGACCGTTAACATCACCGCCCACGCGGGGAAATGCACCCACATCATCCGCATTCAGCCCGATATCTTGGGTGCCATCAAAGGCTACACCGGCAATCTTGCGGGCGGTGGCAAGTTTGGTCGCGGCAACGGCTGTGCCAGCGGCAGGAAGTGCGCCGACGTTTGCAGCGCTAAGGCTGATATCTGATGTACCGTCAAACGCCACACCCGCAATCTTTCGCGCCGTGGCTAATTTAGTTGCCGCCACCGCAGTGCCAGCGGCAGGAAGTGCGCCAACGTCGGCGGCAGTAGGTTTATTATTTGGGCTGTATACCTCGACCCATGCAGACCACGGACCATCTGCGCCGTTCCATACGCCGGTAGCTGCTCGGGTAAACTGTCGGCCATTATTGTTAAAGGCTATCTGCTGTGTCGCATTCGGACCCCACGTCACGAAAATGACACCAACAAAACCGTTCATCGGATAACCTTTGTCCGTGGTCGCGGCGGCGGCACCGGGCACACCGTAATGCCCGAACATGGCTGAGCCACGCAATGTATTAGGTGAATCTGTCGCGGTTAAATTCGGGCGGATTTTAAACGCCGTTGCGATTTCATCAGCCAGTGCTTTTTCGCTGGCGGCGCTTTGTGCTGCCGTCCACGCGCCTACATCTGCCGCCGTGGGTTTGTTATTCGCGCTGTACGTTGGCACCCACTCTTTCCATGGACCATCTACACCGTTCCAGTCAGCGGACAATCCGCGATTCCAGATATTGCCCGTAAACGTGACGTACATCTGCTGACAGCCGTAGGCGCTCGGCGTGACATACAGCGTGCCTGCGATGCCCTGCGGATAGTGCAGCGCCGCCGTGGCGTTGGCATTTTTAGGCTGCGCGTACAGGGCGGCACTTCCGGCTCCGCTGGCAAAGCCCAGAGTATTGATATCCGTTGTTGTCAGGATAGCCGAAGGTACCGTGACGGAATTCACCGCGCTGACTTGCACCCAGTCACGCCATGGCCCGTCAGTCCCATTCCACGAAGCATTTAACGCCCGAGTCCACACCATGCCGGTGTTTTGCACGGTGTAACGCTGCAACACGCCGCCCGTCCAGGACGCAGGGATAACCTCCAGCACGCCCGCCGCCTGTGAACCGGCGGGATAACCATTGGCGACGGTGGCATTCGCGCCGGTGCTCTGCACGTAAACCCCGATTTTTGCCAGATTAAACGTATTGATATTCGCAGTGCCGAGCACGGCGGACACAACAGGCAGCGCCCCCACGTCTGCCGCCGTCAGGGTAATGTCATCGCTCAGCGCTTTACTGTTCACTTTGCGGGTAGAAGGTACGCGGGTGTTGGCGTTGTCATTGGCCGCTTTCACCGCCTTTGGCGTCGCTGCCAGCGTCTCGCTGGTACTGCTGACCGAGCTGTTAAGCTGCACAAAACCTTTTGCCGTCAGCGTGCCGTCGGGATGGTTACGGGATTTTTCATGTGCGGCCAGCTTATCGTCAACATAGTCTTTCGTGGCCATCACCGTGGAGCCGTCAATGCTCAGTGCGACGGACTCAATTTCGCTGACGATGAGCACCATGCGCAGCGTCTGTAACCGGCCTGACCCCTCGGCCAGTTGCGGTTTATAGCTTTCGGCCATATTACTGACAGCTATCAGCACGCCGTCTGCATCGTATAAGCCCATTTCACGCATCCAGAAGCCGCCGACGTCAGGCTGAATAACCAACTCGGCCACCAGATAATGACTGTTTTTGGCATCGATGCTCAGCCGGTTGAGATTGGCGCGATAGACTTCATTAACAAGTTTGGTCTGTTTTGGGTCAGGCGTCGGGAGTTTTCCGCCCCCGTCACCGACGGCCATGCGCGTGATTTTGACCTGCGTTCCGCCTGCCGTGGCGGCGGCGATTTTGGCCGCTCCGGCGGTAGTCAGTAATGCTTTATAAGTCGCCATAAGTTTTCCTCTGCTTAGGCCGGATAAACGGTGATGACGTCGCCGTCGTAAGAAAGCGCGCCGACAAAAATATGTCCGGGGATATCCTGAATGATGGTCAGCGTCTCAAGGTGGCGGCTGGCGGGTTTGGCATCCGCAATGAGTCGCTCCATCTCCTGATACATTTCTTCGGTGATACCGCTTTCCAGCACGCCGATATCGAGGCGAAACGTGCCGGGCGGGCTGTTGGTTTCCCACCACTCAGAAATGTTGATGACGTACCCCAGCGGCTCAACCACCCGGCGGATCGCGCTGATAGTGCCTTTATGGGTATGGATGAAATAAGCTGACTGGATCACCCCGCGTTTTGTTGCCTCCGGCCAACTTTCGTCCCAGCGGTCAACCGAAAACGCCCATGCGAGATAAGGCAAAAACTTCGCCGGGCAGGTCTGCGGGTTCCATAAATCACGCAGCGGCACAGGGACAGCGGTAAGCTCGGCGCAGGCCGCAGCGGCGGCAACCTCCAGTGGAGAAGAACCCACAGGTAACAGGCGCACATTACTCATCGGTGCCCCCGATAGTGATTGAGGACTCAGTGCAATATGACGCCTGCGTGTCATCCAGTACGATATCGGCCAGCGGCTGCGTGAGCTCGACACGCTGCACACCTTCAACATGTAGCGCGGCATAGATAGCCGAAAGACGAATATCCCGCCCCAGCCGGTGCTGTGCCAGCGTGTAGGCGTTAAGCTTATCGGCTGCGGCCAGCCTGACGGGCTCTAATTCCGGCCCCGGATAAACATAGAGCTTGGCGGTGATCTGATAAGGGATAATCTTCGCTGACTGCACGGTCACGCGGTCAGCCACCGGGCGCACGTCTTCGGCATTAAGTGCTTTGTTCACAATCGCGATAAGCTCTGCGCTGGCCGTGCCGTCACCCTCACGCGAAAGCACAGAAACAGTCACATTGGCTGGTTCCGGGCTAATCACCGACACATCCGCCACCCGACCATCAGCACTGCGGCCATGAAACTGATAAGCGCCCGTTGAACCGGCCACGCTCAGCCCCTCGAAAGCCTGCTGAATGCGCACACGGAAATCACTGTCACTTTCCAGCACCTCCGCCACCGGCGGTAACACCGTATCATCAGCCTCCGTGATAACCAGCCGCGCAACGTTATAGTTTGCGCCGAGCTGGTCAAGGTCAGCGCCGGTGGCGTAGGCTAGCATATTGGCGCGCGCCGCCTCGTTGACGCGTTGACGCAAAATCACCTCTCGGTAAGCGTTCTCCTGCAACAGCTTGACGATAGGCTCAGATTCCAGCGCCAAGGTGCGGGCGACGGCCTCCCGCTCGCTCTCGTCATACAGTGACAGCAACGTGGCTTTGCGTTCTTCAAACAGGGTTTCATAGTCCAGCTCTTCGACCACATCCGGCGCGGGGAGCAGGCTTAAATCAATCGTGGCCATAGCGTTAACTCAGTGAGATGGAAGAGGAGAAACCGCCGGGGGAATCATTACGGTTGCCGATAATGCTGATCACCATTTCCCCGGTGTAAGTGGTTTCAAAAGTGATGCCAGTCAGGCTGACGCGAGGCTCCCAGCGGAGGATCGCCGAATAACACGCGGCCATGATTTGCAGCCGGAGCGCCGCGTTTTGCGGCTGGTCAGTCAGCGCGGAAAGCAGCGAGCCATAATTTCGGCGCATGACCCGTGAGCCTATCGGCGTTCGCAAGATGTCACTGACTGACTGGTTGATGTGTGCCATGTCTTCAACCGCACGCCCTGACTGACGTGACATGCCGAGATATTTCGCATTAGTCATCAGAGTGATGCACCGCAACCAGCATCCCAACAAACAAGAACCAGCCCGATGCCCCCCCCATGGCCAGCGCTACAGCGCCCCCCATGCAAATGGCCGAGGGGGTTTGTTCAATGCAAAACCGCATAATATTTTTCATAAAGAATCTCCGGGTTAATTGGGTTTGCTGGTATTGCCGCCGCCGGTCTGAACACCGCCGTGTGTATGGGTATCCACCTGCACACCGTTGGAGGTAAACGCACCGCCGCTGTGCGCAATATTGCCTTTCATCGCACCGCCTTTTTTCACTTCTAATGAGCCGGTGGTCAGCTTGTTGGTGCAGACGACCTCGGGCGTATCAAGGGTGATTTTCCCGCTGGCCGTCACCGTCACATTGGGGGCAGTAGCCTGAATAGATTTTGTGGCTGATACATCAGCGGTCTGAATGCCACTCACTGTCAGCGCACCGCTGGCCGGTTCATATTGAAATTGAGCGCCGTCAGAAAAACTGACGTGATACGCTTCTTCTGATACGGACGGTGCGGGAAAGTCATCGCTGTAAATCCCCGGCAAAACAAACCCGGTATCGAGCTCACCACCGAGGGAAAGCAGCAAAACCTGCTCACCGACGGAAGGAGCCCACCAAGTCCGCGAACCACCGGCGCGGGACGTGAGCCAGTGCAGCCAGTCCGTCACAAGTTCACCGGACTGGACACGGCAGACACCCAGCGTTGTATTCACTTCGGCAACTACGCCAATGCGGATAATGTCGCGCACCGCGCGCGCGAGTTCGGAAAGGGTTTCGAGTGTTTTCATGAGGAAAGGATGCCGCCGGAGGACTCCAGCGACAATGCGGGGACGTAGGATAGTGATCTACACAACCGGATAATTAATCAGAATATACTTTCTTGATTATTTCCCATCCTTCATTTTTTGCAGACTGTTCGTTATCAAACTCTTTATTAAAAAAGAAGAAAAAAGCCAATCCAACTTGGGGTAACTCAATAAATAAAAATCCATCAACCTTATGAAAGAAATAAAAACTTTTATTCGTTGTGTGAAAAATAATTAAAGAATTGTGTTTTCCTTGTTTCTTTTTTTTGATCAATTCCTTTCGGGCTCTCCTTAACATTCCAAATGTTTTAAAAGGCGTGGTATCAATATCTCCTCTTAGCATAGCTATAGGTACTTCAGATAAAAATGGAATAAAATCGTAATTTTTGTGCCTGAGAAATTTTCTTCTAAGATCCATAAGCTGCAATTTACATCCAAGTGACTGCAACCACCATATGATGCAATCGATATCCGTACTGGAGAAATTATTAATATCTCCCTCTGCAAATAGCCTTTTTAAGTAGTCCTCTAACGAGCTAAGTAAAACCGAGTTACAATCCCGACACGCTGGAACTGTAAGCTGCATGTAACTCTGACCCTGTTCATTTGTTTTGTTAATAAGGGTCTGTTCAGACTTACTTTGAAATGCCCATTGAGGAATAACATGTTCTTTAGTCAAATCATCTTTACTGCCACAAAAGAAACAAATATTACAGTTGTAATCTTTTATTAATTCATCCATCACGACTCTTTGACTTGCTTTGATTTTATTTCGCAAAACCCTCTGTTTTACATGCATTTAAACATATCCTAATCAATATTTTTCGCTAAATATATTATTACCTCACGTTCGACCAACTGTATAGCATATTGATCCCATCCTAATAACGGGCGGGCATTATACTGCACCGGTGTGCTATGTTTGTTCGGTTTATCGGATAATCCTTCCTGATGAATGCGCGCAATCTTCTGCACCCTCCCCGCAAATTCGACCACCGCAGCCTCACTGCTGCCTTTCGTCTTGAGATATCGAGCAGTGCGCAGTTTTGCGAACATTTCCCGCTTTACCCTGCCCTTTTTACCTCTGACTGGCTGACGCTTACGTGCTGCATAAGGAGTACCGTCCGGGGCTTTTTGTCGCTTGATGCGCTGCTGCTGGCTGGCACGCAGTTTTTTAGCAATCTCTGCGGCCATCTTGCGACGGCCTGCCGGTGACAGACTGGCCAGGAGCCCGGATAACTTATCGTCAAAAGGCTTGAGCTCATTCATCCCATTGACTCACCAGCTCACCGTGAATATAAAGCTCCATGGGACGCGCTACAGGCTCCGGCAAAGGTGGTTCATCCAATGGCGTCACGTTGAGCCTGCGGTCAGCTTCTTTCACGATAGTGCGCTCCGTCAGTCGCAGGCTCATACGGACATCACTTGAATCATCGCTGTTAATATCCGCCACGTAGGTGAATCCACTTTTCCGCCCTTCATCCGTGGCCATAATGTCCGGCTGATGTTCCCGCAGCCATGCATTGACCGGCACAATCAGCAGGTTGATATCACCGCTGTAATCCGTCACGACAATATCCAGCGTGTAGCGATTCTCGAAAGATAACGACGTGGCCAACGTGGCGCAAATGACGCCACCGTCAACAAACATATGCAACATGTCCGGGTTATCACGCAGCAACGGCACGGATTTAAAGAGCGCCTTTCTCAGGCTGGCGGGCTTCAACATCATGGGACTCCTGACACTGTTTAACGGCTTCGACTTGCAGCGCACAGTTCACCAATGCGCCCTCAAGCTGGCGATTGTCTTCGCTTAAATCACCGTTGGTTTTCGGGCGACTGGCCGGTATCGGGCAACTGCTGACTTTCGGACAGCCAACGTAAATAATCGCCGGGGTTGGTAAATTCGGGTCGCGTGTGCAGCCGGACAACATCGTCAGGCAAAGCAGACTGATACCAGCGACGCAGGGCTTCATTTTCATTGAGTAACCTCGTGATGGTCTGATTACGACGGCTGGCAAGCTGACCCGCTGCGGTGATTTGCTGACGCAGTACCACCTGCGCCCGCTCGTTACGCTGACCGCTGGCTTGCAGCTCGCTGATGGTCGCAGCGCTGGCCGCAAGCGCCCCCTGCATTTGCGCAATGGTGCGGCTTTCCTCAGTGACCCTATTATTCGCCCATCGCCACCCGGCAAGGGATGCCACCAGAGAGAGCAGTAACGCGGCAATGATAAATTTCATGGCACCCCCTTCAGGCAATGTTTCAGCTCGCGCGCGCGCCGGTTTTCCAGCCCCGTATTTTTCACTCCGTTGACATACACCCAGCGCGGGAGCTGCTGGCAGGCTTTCGCCCAATCACCAAGCCTGATGAAGTTGGCCAGTGTGGATTGACAGGCTGCGCCGGTGCCGACGTTAAACGCAAAACTGGCCACCGCGTCATATACCGGCTGCGGCATGGCCACCGGCATACACTTATCTACGGCGCGTTCGGTCATGATGACGTCGGCTATCAGATTGCGGGCGGCGTCATGTTCGGTGATGTTATTTGCCGGTTTCACCCCCGCAGTGTGGCCGATACCTGATGTCCATACGCCTGCGCTGCACTGGTACGGACTCAGGCGGCACCCCTCAAGGTCAGCAATGAGTGCCAGCCCTTCATCGGAGGTTTTTACATAACGGTAATCAGGCATCAGTGCGGCCAGTGCCAGCACGACGGCCACACTGCAACGCTTAACGATTGAGCTCATCGAAAACCCTCCGGCTCAGGCCGTTACGCTCCAGCAATTTGTAACTTTTGCGGCGGTAATACCAGTTAACAAAGAATGTCCCTACCGCCACCAGAGCCCCCACCAAAAACGCAATATCTTGCGGGGTCAGCGCACCGATAAACGCCAGTGACATGGCGAGGCCGTAGGCAATCTGTGATGTAATTTTTTCCATTGTCAGTCCCATAGCTGGACGGTTTCAGAAACCGGCGCGGCGTCAACAGCGGGTAAAATCACCACGGTGCCATGTGGCAAGATTTCACCCAGTTCAGCCAGCCCGAGATTGGCAGCAAGCACGGACTCCACCACGCCGCCGGTGCGCCCATAGTGGCGATAACACAGGGCGTCGAGCGTGTCGCCCTGCTGCGCGATAACCTGCATCAGAGTTGGCTCACCATGCCGCGTGCCTGACCTTGCAGGCGGGAGACGTGCCAGCGCATATCACGCCATTGGTCATCCACAGAAACCTCCAGCGCTTCGGCCTTTTTGTCCCCTTTCGCGCTGGCGTCATAGCTGCGGTAACGCTCATAAATCACGGCGGTGGTCATCGCGCAGACCGCGCTCAAATAGTGGAAACACTTCACGCTTTCACCATCGAGCTGCTCGGCGGGAACCTCCGCCAGCGTTTTAAAACCCGCCTCAATCTGCGCATCTCGATACGGATAAAGCTCGGCGTTCACCTCAGCCATCGCCGCTTTGATTGCCCGGCGAAAACGTGCAGGCGTGACGACGTGGCCAAGCCGGATGTTTTCGCTCACCTGCTCCGGGTCAACGTCAGGGAAAAAAAAGGTATTGGTGATAACCGGACTCACCACCGCATCAGGCGGAATAACCAAGTCAGGGGAAACAACCACAGCGGGTCGCGCCGGGGCGGTGGTCATAACAATGTCCATTTCTCAAACCTCAAATAGGTGGACGGTGGACGCAGGCGTCAGACGAGGTAAAAACCTGCATCAGCCTGCGTGCCGTCCGGCGCGGGGCGCTTTCAGTTAACTGCCGGAGAGTGCGGTTTTGCGTGGACGTCCACGCTTAGCCTGCGTCGCCGCAGGCTTTGCGGCCTTGCCCGTACGCCCGCGCTTAGCCGGGGCGGCTTTGGGCTTCACAGGTTCAGGCGCTGGCCGCAATTCTCTCTCCAGCCGTTCTATGTCTTTTTTCACACCGGCGGCGCTGTCGAGCTGCATCGCGCGTTGCAGGTGGATCAATGCCTGCTCAGGCTGGCCGTTATCACGCAATACCTGACCGGTAATTTTGTGCAGCTTGGCGCGCACCGGGTCGGGCATATCAAACGGGAGCGTCATATCAATGGCGGTCAGCAGGTCATCAACGCTGACGGGCTCACCGGCACTGCGAGCACGCATTGCCGCCAGCGCAACATCTTCGGCAAACAGGTACGGCGCGGGGCGTTTGTTGTTAGGGACGGTCAGTCCGTGTTTCAGCGCATAACGCGCCATGTCAAATGACCCGCGAATGTCTCCGGCATCCAGCGACCACTGGAGCATGGTCATCAGAATGTCGTCCTGACTGCCCGCATCGCTGGTCAGTACACCGGCAATCCACGGCGCATACGACGGCAACATCTCGCGCTTACGCCGGGCTTTGTCTTCCACGGAATAAATCGTTTTCAGTATCTGGCGGTCTCCGCGCAGCTTCATCAGCATCTGACCGTAAGGCAGTGCCGAACGCAGCGGATTACTCACCCGCTGCGACGAGGCTTTTTCAGCAGAGACCCGCATCATGTGACGCTGTGCGGGACTCAGCATGGGTTATGCCTCGCTTTCTGTTTCGGCTGGGGTTTCGCTGTCCGTAACAGGTGCGGACAGTTGAGAGGTTTCCGCAGGCGTAAAATCACCGAGCTGGATGTTTTCAATCATCGCCGCGCAGCCGTAGTCCTCGACCACATAGTCAATTTTCAGTGACTCGTAGTTTTCGATGCGGTCACGGCGCGCCACTTCTTCGATATGACGGCGGTGCGAGCTGTCCATGATGTAAATAGACAGGTTATCCAGACGGGTGATCAGCAGGGCATTGTCAGGGAAGTACGGCACACGAACCGCTGGCAAATTGCCGATGCGCTTCTGGCTGACGATGATGTCACCGGCCAGTTTTTCGCTGTTTTCCTGTGATTTATTAATCAGCGGGAAATACTTATCGGAAAGCATTTTACGGCCACACACGACAACCAGATTCGGGTCTTCGGAGTGCCAAGCGTCCAGCAGAAAATCGGTGGCATTCATGACAGCAGCGTCGATATTTTCGAAATCACCGTTCTTACCGATTCGCACGGTGGCGGAGACGACTGCGCCGTCGTCATCGGTGATTTTATCCATCACGCGCTCGGCGGCTTCGTTGCGCATTTTTTGCAACCAGCCCACAGCCACGTCCTGCAACATCGGGTATTTGCTGCGGTCAGAGTCCGCCGCACGGCTTACGCCGTTGAAACCGGCCATGATGTAATCCAGCGCCTGACGTTTGGCGATAGCGTCACGCAGACGGATCTGGAAGTCCTGATAACGCGCCCACAGGTCAAGGGTGTTGTAACGGATATGGAAATCGAAATTCACCTGCTCGCATTTATATTTACGCGAGGTCAGCGACTGGAAATCGGCGGTTTTACGCTCTTTGTCGCCGTCGGTGTTCGCCGTACTCGCGATTGAGCCCGTCACGCCGAGGCCGATTTTTTCACCTTCCTGCTCATCCACAGGCACCATATTGATGCGGGTCAGAAACTCGGAGGACTCCTGCACGGTGGTGATAAGGGTCTGCGTGACCGACGGCTCAACGCTGAATTTGTGGCTCAGGTCTTCTACGTCAACGCCGTTGAGTTCAGCGACGCGGGACAGGTAGGCATTAAATTTAAAGCGGGTATTTTTGCGCATATTTTTCTCTTAATTTTTTCAGGGATTCAGGATTAACGCTGCCGGTCAGCAGTTGGTCATAAAGGTGCTGGCACCGTCCCCGCCGGGGGATACCGGGCGTTTGGGCTGTTTAAAGCTTTCGGTATCGTCAAGAGACGATTGCAGGGAAGAAAGCGCCGTTTCGCTGGCCGTAACCTGACCTTTCAGCGCAGTGATTTCCTGCGCCATGTCGCTAAAACGCTGTGCGGTGGCTTCGCCCGCGTTTTGCAGCTCTTCGGCGACGATGGTGATTGCTCCCTGCACGTCAGAAAAACGGGCGTCGTCGCTGGTCTGCTTCGCTTTGAACATCCCTTTGATTCTTCCGGTCAGGCTGAAAATCGCGCTTTCGGGCTGATTTTCGAATACCAGTTCAGCCAGCGTGGCCACAGAGAACAAATCATCGGGATGGTCTTTCTTACTGGCCAGCGGGTTGACCTTGGCACGGGCGCTGAATTCCAGCATTTCAGTGCCGAGGCTTGCCGGATCATCAGTGACGGCCAGACCTACCAGATAGGCTTTACCGGTGTTGGCGAAATTCGGGCGAATTTCCATGGACGTATAAATTTTCTGACCGGCTTTGACCATAGCGGCCAGCTCGTCAGTGGGGGTCATTTTGGCGAACAACGCCCATTTGCCATTGAGGATTGAATCATCATCAATCAGCTCTTCTTTCAGCTCGACCACATCGCCAAGGCGCTTAAAGTCGCCGTTTGGCAGCAGCCCCCGGAAGTGCTCCAGATTGATGCGGCAACCGTAGACACGCGGGTCAAATGACGCCGCCATTTGATGAATATCGTTGGCGTCGATTTCGCGCCCGTCGCAGGTGTCACCCTCAACGCCGATACGAAACCATTGAGATACTTTCTTTGCCATTGTTCGCTGTCCTGTGTGGGTTAGGTTCGGGCTTAGTTTCCCGACCTGACGCCCCAACGGCCAGCGGTTGGCGTCTGACGATCTGTTACACAACAGGGGGTTAATGCGAGGGTTTGAGCGGTTGCGTAGCGTTGCAGCCATTGATGCAACGGAGCGATGACATGACCGAAAATAACAACACTGGAATAATCAACGACCCTCGCAGACAGGCGGCACTGTTCTACTGGCAGGGCTTTTCCGTGACCCAAATTGCGGAAATGCTGAACTTGAAAAAGCCGACGGTGCAAAGCTGGAAACAACGCGAGAAATGGGACGACATTGCGCCAATTTCCCGTATTGAAAACAGCATCGAGGCGCGGCTGAGTCAGTTGGTAATGAAAACCAAAAAAGAGGGGCAAGATTTTAAAGAAATCGACCTATTAGGCAGGCAGATTGAACGTCTGGCGAGGGTTAACCGCTACATGGCCACCGGCAGTGAGGCGGATTTAAATCCCAACGTGGCCAACCGAAATAAAGGCGAACGTAAGAAGGTGGAGAAAAATGTTTTCTCTGACGAGGCGATCGCGAAACTCAGCGATATCTTTCTCGATGATGCGTTTGAATATCAGCGCGGCTGGCATCAGGCGGGTTTGCAGCATCGTATCCGCAATATTCTTAAATCCCGACAGATTGGCGCGACCTTCTTTTTTGCCCGCGAGGCGTTGCTTGATGCGCTGACCACAGGGCGTAATCAGATATTCATCTCGGCCAGTAAATCGCAGGCGCACGTCTTTAAAAATTACATCATCGACTTTGCCCGGCAGGTGGACGTAGACCTTAAAGGCGATCCGATGCAGCTTTCAAACGGCGCGCGCCTGTTCTTTCTGGGGACAAATATCCGCACCGCGCAGAGCTACACCGGCAATCTTTATCTGGATGAATACTTTTGGATCCCGAAATTTCAGGAACTGCGCAAAGTGGCCTCCGGGATGTCGCTGCATAAAAAATGGCGTACCACGTATTTTTCAACGCCGTCGAGCCTTGCCCACAGCGCCTATCCGTTCTGGTCGGGGGAGCTCTTTAACAAAGGTCAGCGCGATAAGAGCAAGCGTATTCAGCTTGACCTCAGTCACAGCCATTTAGCTGCTGGGGTTAAATGTGACGATGGCCAGTGGCGGCAGATTGTCACCATAGATGATGCGCTGGCAGGCGGTTGCGACCTGTTCGACCTCGACCAGCTTTGTCTGGAATATGCCCCGTCGGAATATCAGAACCTGCTGATGTGCGAATTTGTCGATGATAAAGCGTCGGTGTTTCCGTTCGAATCTTTGCAGGGCTGCATGGTGGACAGTCTGGAAGAATGGCCGGACTTTAATCCCTACGTTCACCATCCGTTTGATAATAATCCGGTGTGGATTGGTTACGACCCGTCGGAGGCGAACGGCGGCGACAGTGCCGGTTGCGTCGTTATCGCCCCACCGGAACAGCCGGGCGGCATATTCCGCATTCTGGAGCGGCACCAATGGCAGGGCATGGATTTTGATGCGCAGGCCAAGGCGATTGAGGCACTGACGGAAAAATATAACGTCGAGTACATCGGCATTGACGCCACTACAGTGGGTCAGGGCGTTTACCAGCTCGTCAGGCAGTTTTACCCGGCTGCGCGCGAAATTAAATACACGCCGGAAATCAAAACCGAAATGGTTCTGAAAGCAAAAAACACCATTCATCGCGGTTGCCTGCAATACGACGCCGGGCACACCGATATCACCGCCTCATTCATGGCCATTCAAAAGACTATGACGGCCAGCGGGGCTAAATCGACTTTCCGAGCCAGCCGCAGTGAAGAAGCCAGCCATGCTGACGTTGCGTGGGCAACCATGCACGTATTAATCAACGAGCCGCTGACAGCCGCCTCCGGCAGACAAATGAAATCCACTTTGGTGATGTACTGATATGAGCAAACGAAACCGCAGGACAAAAAAACTGACCGCGCAAAATGACACGCAGAAAAGCGAGATTTTCCGCTTTGACGAACCGGCAACGGTTATGGACAGGCGGGATATTCTCAATTATCTGGAGTGCATGAGTAACGGGAAGTGGTACGAACCGCCGGTGACGTTCTCCGGGCTGGCTAAAAGCTTTCGCGCCGCCGTTCATCACAGCTCGCCGATGTACGTTAAGCGCAACATTCTGGCCAGCACGTTTATCCCGCACCCGATGCTTTCACAGCATCAATTTAGCCGTTACGCGCTGGATTACATTGTTTTTGGTAATGCGTTCATTGAAAAGCGCATGAGCGTGACGGGCAAACTGCTCAGGCTTGAGACCTCACCGGCCAAATATACACGGCGCGGCATTGAGGATGATGTCTACTGGTTCGTGGAAGACTTTACCACCCCGCACGCGTTTAGCCAGGGGGGCGTATTCCACCTGCAAGAGCCAGACATTAATCAGGAATTGTACGGCTTACCGGAATACCTCAGCGCGTTAAACAGCGCGTGGCTCAATGAGTCCGCCACCCTGTATCGCCGCAAGTATTTCCTCAACGGCGCTCATGCGGGTTATGTCATGTACGTGACTGACCCGGCGCAAAACTCTCAGGATGTCACTGCTCTGCGCGACATGATGACCAAATCTAAGGGCTCAGGTAATTTTAAAAATATTTTCTACCATGCCCCCGGTGGAAAAGCTGACGCTATTAAAATCATCCCGCTCAGCGAGGTAGCCACAAAAGATGATTTCTTTAACATCAAAAAAGCCACGCGTGATGACCTGCTCAGCGCTCACCGCGTGCCGCCGCAGATGATGGGGATTATCCCGGACAACACCGGCGGCTTTGGTGACGTAGAGAAAGCAGCAAAAGTATTTGTGCGCAATGAACTGGTTCCCTTACAGGAGCGCATGAAAGAGTTAAACGAGTGGGCAGGAATGGAGGTGGTAAGGTTCAACGAGTATGAGCTTTAAGCGTTAAAAACAATTCACAGACCGCCAGTAATACGGCGGTTTTTTTATGCCCGCCGCATACGCCATCAGAAGCACCACACGCCGCGCACCGCCGCCGAAGCATCCGATTTCATCCCAAACTTTAAAACCCCGCCACAGCGCGCACAGACGCGATAATAATTAAATAAAAAGCCGCCAGCGCGCAATGCTATCCCCGCCACGCCTGCCCGCTTTGCAGACCACTTACAATGCGGTAGCCAATACGGCTTCGACCATAGATAGGGGTGGGTTGACATCAAAAAACCTTCTCGCCAATTTTCTTTCAAACTCATGCGATCGCATGCAACAACTTTAAAAAAATGATGTTTTGAAGAGTTCAAGTTGTTAACTGCAGACAGTCGTTATAAATTGGGTAGTAGGTATAAAAGCGTTATAACAAGGAAAGAGATAAGATGCTAACAACTTTTTCAGGCCAAAACTATAAAGCTTTCAAAGAGTTCAACCTCACAATCAAGCCATTGACAATCTTGCTTGGAGCAAACAGCTGTGGCAAAAGTGCAATTATTAACTCGCTATTAATGTTGTCTCAAACATTTGATTCATCATCCATATCCGAGTCTGCACTTAGGCTAAATGCTAGCAAAGTGGGAATGGGCGAAACATTAAACATTATCAGAGATAAAAACCCCGAAAACTCTTTAAGTTTTTCTTTTGAATTCAATGATGCACGTCTAGTTAGAACAAATCTCGATGTACTCCGCAATGATACTGTCGAAGCACACTTCATGCTTACACGATATCTGGGACAAGCATATCGAACTAATAAGGAATTATTTCCCGATGTGCAACGACTTATTTCACAATTAGATGAAATGTATGTTAGCAGTGAAAGATTCAATATTAAACAATTAACTCATATTTCGGGTAAGGTTTGCGACCTACTTAAATTATATAGAAAAAATAAAGAATCTATTAAAAGAACAAAATTTGCAGTATCTTCAGTACAAGATTACCTAGATGGGGTTCCATTAAAAAAAATCCAAGATTGCTTTGTAAAACTTGTATCTTTATCAGTTAACAAATTATCCGCCAATAAAATTGATTACAAGTTTAGTTATAATAAAAAAGATGACGTGCTAACTATAGCGGCCGTGACATTGACAAATAAAAATAACGAAATAATAATCAATATATCTATTGATAAACAGAAAAAAATAACAATAAATTCAGATGTAATTGATAAGGCTCTTATCAGAAACTCTAAAAGAGACATTGTTGAGTCACTTAATTTCGAATCATTATCATTGTCTTTTGACTCGGACGAAATTACAACTTACGGCCCATTCAGAATCCTTCAAAGATCCACTAACCCAGTGGCTACTTTCTTTTTCAGTATGATAAATGCATCTTTGAAACAAGTCGAGGCAGAAATATCTGGTTTAAATATTAACCACGTCAGCCCTCTACGAGCATTTCCACAAAGATATTATCTTTTAGATAAAGCGGTACATCACACACACTTAAATGCGTTAGATGGCACAGAATTAGCTGAAGTTTTGAAGAAAAACCCTGTAATAAAAGATGAAATAAATAAGCTGCTGTCTGAGTTTAATATTGCTGTGGATGTGGAAAAAGTAAATGATATCATTCATAAAATCACTGTAAATCAAGACGCGGTTAATCTTGAACTTACCGATGTTGGTTTCGGCATTTCACAAGTACTACCTATATTAGTCCAAGCTTATTTATCTCCCAAAAACTCCATCACTATAATAGAGCAGCCAGAAATTCATCTTCATCCTAAAATGCAAGCTTGGTTAACAGACGCATTAATTAAAATAGCATTAAATGGAGATAAAAGATTTCTTATTGAAACGCATAGTGATGCAATTGTTAGAAGAATTAGATTAAGAATTGTAGATGACAGCTATGACTTTAATGAAGAAAGTGTTGCTATATATCACCTTGAGAGAAATAAGCTTGATAGTTGTACAATTCTCAATAGAGTTCCGATCACACCAGATGGAGATATAACTTGGCCATCAGACTTCATGGATGTTGAAATAAAAGACACATTATTAATTCAACAAATGAAAATGCATAAGAATATGAAAAGTAATGGAGTACACTAATGATGGCCTGCGCACATTGTATTTGTCCTTCTTTTTTACAAGAGCATATTGGTAACAGTGAGATTTTCAATAATGTTTTCATGGCACGTTTTTTACAATCTGATGACCAAATTATCCTAGATCGCGAAGGTAGGTTGCTTTATAAATATGTAGAAGTATTGCAGGATCAGACGCAAAAATACGAAGTTTTCAAAGTTTGGAGAATGCTGTTGGAGCGCTCAAACAACGGTAAGATGTTGTTAACACCATCTTCTGTAGGTGATGATGTTCAACAATTAGTCTACGATTTAGCATCAAAGGCTAACACCACTTTTAATAAGGACATTGTTGCACATGATAATAATCACTATGAGCGTTTTTTATCAGAACTTTCAAGACAGAGGATACAACTTTTGAACCTTCAAAACTTTACTAATAGTATTATTAATAATATTACAAGAAAAAATATTAATTACTCTGAATTGGATTATGATCTCTCGTGGGTTTTGCATAGACTTGCCCGACGATCAATACGTTCTTCAAGTGAAGATGAAAGCAATGATTACATCAGAGATATGATGCTTTCAAAACACTATGAAATTAAAGATCAAACACGGGAAGGGAATTCAAGCTCTGGTCTTCAGGCTGGTGAATTAGATTTAATTATAGAAGACCGTGGTGACCTTTTTGCGATAGTGGAAGCAATGAGATTAACGAGTCTTGATTCACAATATATTATTTCTCACTATCTAAAGTTATTGACGAGCTATAACCCATTATCTGTCAAAAGACTATTCTTAATCACGTATTATGAAGGAACTCGATTTGATTCCTTTTGGGATAGGTATAGCACATACATAATGGAACTTGATAGAGAAACCTTAGGTCTAGATGATGGTTATAACTTAAATAATACTAATATTGTTGACACTCCATTTATGGGATTAAAAAAGCTTGAGCATCATTTTAGCTATGGCAATGAACATTTTGCTTGCATTCATTACGTTGTTCGCCTTGCTAATAGATAAGTTTAGACACCTACTAATAATATAGTGGGTGTCTAGTCAATTTTCTTATTAGGGTTTATTTATACTCATCATATAACAATCACCCCCCCATGTAATTAACCCTAACAACACTTATTACCCCTTATACCAAGATTGCAGTTAATGCTCAACAGTGAACTTACTATGAAAATAGTAATCAACAGATGTCTTAATTAATTTTAGCATTAGTAAACCCTAACCATTCATTACTTAAAGGATATGAAAATTTTAAACCATCAATTATTACCGATGTTCTTCGTGCCAACACATCCAATTCCCAACGCGTAGGGGTAATACCTTTCATAGCTAAGTCACGATATATCTCGGGTATTCTGGCGCGCTCACCCTTTGTTAACCGCGCCGATGGAGCGGGCTCGCGAGATTTAGACGGTTCAAAGCTTTGCTGCTGATGATTTATCGATGGTGATTGCCGCCTTGCTGCGTCTCCCAACACCTTAGCCACATCCGACTCATTCCAACCAACATCCCCGCGCTCAACTAATTTCATCACCGCAGTGGCGTACTCAGAAGGTGTTGGGGGCAAACTCTGCCCGAGTCCTGTCTGAACCTCCCCACAGTTATTGACAGGACTCCGAGGCGCGCCGGAGGCGCTTATTAAATTCAAAGGATGAACGGCAACTTCAACAGTCTTGGCGACAATGCGCCATTTTGTTGTGCGTGTTTCGTGGATGAGGTCAGTGCCAAGATGAGGGGCATAAACGCCGATGATTTTCTGGATCTCTTCGTCGTACTCGTTTAACTCATCAATCACTTGGCGGGCAGTTCTAACCGTTTGCTCATCGCGTGGGACATTCGCCCCACCCTGCGCAGAAATATATGCGGCGAAATCACCACCGTCTGCCGCTGCTCTTGCAGCTTCGACAAGTTCGTCAAACTCGCTAGCGATACTCACGCCACGCGGCAATCTGCGCAGCTCGCGATAGGCTCCCATTGTTGGTACACCGATAGATTTAAATTGCGGTATACGCCATGTAGAAGCCCATGCAGTAACGGCTGCGGCAGTCTCTGACAATGATCGGCCAGTCTCATGGTCTATCTCACCTTCCAGAGCATAACCATCAATATTCTTGGCTATGTATTTAGCGATATAGCCTGCCGCTCCGCCTTTATTTAAATGCTTACACTCAAAACGCTGAGCTTGTGCCCCCCGTTCATCACCATCTTCTTGGAGTGCATAGCGGCGCATGATGTCAACGGCAGGCTGACGGTGAGCTTTATCGCAAAACAGCATCATATGCCAGTGAGGTGTAGCGTCGTGGTGAGGCTCAACTACGCGCATTCCGTATACCTTGATGCCGTTATCTTTGAATGCTGTACGCATCTTGCCCCAGATTTTCACCAGATAGCGCTGGCCATCCTTTGGTGAAAACGCCTCTTCATCCCACTTATGATTGAAATTAACGCGGCGATCAGTCTTTTTCCCGACCATGCGTGTTGGATGGTATTTTGACGGAGTGGTTATCGTTAGGAACATGCCGACATGACCAACTTCTGAGGCATATTTTTCAATACCTGCAATTGTGCTCATCAACTCCATACGACGGATTTCAGGGTTAGAAATACTCCCCATTACCTTATCGATGAGATCTATACGTTCCCCTGTTTCGATGTTTTCTAAATCACAGGATTTCAGATATTCCATGTTTGCCAAGCGGCGCGCCCGAACATCGCGGATAGCCTGTTTGCTGGCATAGCCAGACTTTTGCAGACTAACCTCGCCAACAGCAATCAGGAGAGATTCGCGCCACTGCGTGCGCTGCGCTTTTAACTGTCGAATCCACCACTCATCATTTACCAATCGCGCGATGCTGGAGAACGCTGAGCGCATATCCAGTTTGCGTTTACAGTATTTTTGCCAGTGCATTGGAGTGATATTAAAAACGCGGGCAGCACCGGCAACCTCACCATAGATTTTTTGCTGCGCGCTGTCGGTGAATAGCTTGGCTTGTACGCCGTTGTGATGACTAAGAAGCTGATCGCTTTGCTCTTCATATTCAGTGAACAACCGGGATGAAATTTGCATTGCGAGACGCTTCAGCGACTTATCATTCATTCCAGCTAACTGGCGATAACTCTCAGCCTCATCAGTAAAAATTTCATTAGCTCTGCCACTTAAGGCCAACGCATATTTCGCCTGTACAACCTCGATACGTGGCCAAATTCTTGGCATAAAAACATTGATGAGGTAACGATGTGCAGCCAGCAACCCTGAGTTTTCTTTAAGGTATTCATACCGGCCAGAGAAGATGCCACTTAGAAAAAATGGCAACGCTTGAATTTTGCGTAAGGCATCTTGCCCCTGATGGAATTCATCACGGGTAAGAGGTCTTTCTTTTGAGATTGCAGGACGGGGAGCATTCCAAGGGTATGCGCCGACAAAAGGAACCTTGTCGGCTTTTATAAGTTTAGGCGGTGGCGAGGGCGCGATACGCCCTCTCGTATTCATCAGCACGTTATTTACCGGACTGCGTTACGTTAAAAGCAACCCGGCAAAGATCTCCAATATTCGCTATCTCATCAGCCAGTTCCGCGAGGGCACGGACATCAGAATCTCTGATATGAAAGTGCAGTAATCCTTTCACCAACTGGTCAATCTTGGCGTAGTAAGCCGTGGCTTCTAAATATTCCTGCCCTTTCTTATCGCCAGAAAGAACAGTTTTCTTTTTGTTGAGAATGAACTGGTAGCAGTCGCTCGTCACAACCCAATTGTCACCTACAGAAATTCGAATCATGCTTAGCTCCTGAAATGTTTTTTCTGTTGTTCGGTGATTTCTTGGCATGGCACACAACGCACGACACCGGGAAATGCGGCACGACGAGCCAAAGGGATTGGCTGGTCGCAGTCTTCACAGACTGAGGCCGATACCCCATTGCTGTGAATACAATGTGCAGCTACCTGATGAGTCAAAATTTCGAGATTTCTTTCCTGCACTGAGTCCATTAAATCTGGCATTACATCACCCCTTTATTTTCTAAACCTTCGTTGTGAAAACGGATGGACTCTTGTCCGAGTAATTCAAGGATTTCAACCCTGTCTAATTGCTGTTGAATCGCGTGACTAATTAGCGAATCCAGATGCGAAGAAAAGGTGATTGCTGCATCAGCCTTAGCCTGATTTCGTGCCTGATTTAACATCCAATTCGTTGCTTCGCTGTCTGCTTTATTTCTCATTTCTTGACCAACTGTTAAGCTCATCTCTGGCTCCAGACAAAGGGATCCCCTACGCAATCAAGCGCAGAATTAAAAATGGTTAATTAGTGGAGGTAAGTTTCGGGGCGAACCGACGTTAATACAGTCGGCGCATTTTCAAACAGACTAAATAATTCCCGTAGAGCTCGAAATAAAGCCTCTCGCCATGAGCATGTTTCGTCATCAATTCGCCAATATGGATGGCTGAATTCTTCTTCCGTTAATCCTGCATGAAAATATAAAGTGCGGCGTTCGCTAATATTTAAGCGTCCGATAAAACATGATTTAGTGATCCTGAAGCTACGGTACTTTGCAAAAGCAGCCCGGAGCTCATCAATTGCGCAGACAATACGTTCACGATCGCAATCGTTCATTTCCTGCAATTTCATGACGGAATGGCGTTGTCTTAACTGAGCATGAAAACAGATAGTCAGACGTTCACGCTCGCTCATCTTGTTATAGAAATCACAAGAGGTTTGCCAACGAGCGGGCGCAAGGCGCTCCCCAACAGCAGCACGAAGCCCAGCAGGCTGATTCATTACGATAGCCGCAGTGATTACTGTCATTTTTTTCCCCATGATAAAAACCGTTTCACCGCTACCGCGCGCATAGAACGGCGTGAACAGATAATGATTCCTTTGCGACCTTTCCCATGTGTAATTGAATTATTCATGGGACGTGCGGTTTGATGATTCCAGAGCAGTGGTGCTAATGAGATTGGGTTTTGCATATTACTGCCCTCTTCTATGCTGCGCGGCCGCGACCACGGCAAGGTTTACTTGCACTGATGCGGTCTTTCCATCCATGCCACTCTGCCGGTGCATCTTCAACAAGCTGATCAGCAAACTTGTCCCATTCTTTGCGGCTAATCCACAGCTCTGCGTGCCCACCCGGCTTTAATGGATCAGCCATATAAAACGCTGGTAATTTTCCTGCTTTGGCCATCGCAACAATCGCAGCCGGTGTTTTACCGACATACAATGCGAAACCTTCCTTTGAAAGAAGGTTTCCCGGCTTTTCTGACAAATTGATTGGCTTCCGCTTTGCCCCTGCCTCTGTATTGATGGTGGAATGTTCATCTGAACTCTCAGATTCAATGGTTTTCGCTTCTACTGTCATTTGCTATTCTCCGACTTGGCTCCGTATCACGTTCTGGCACCATTTAGGCTGCTTTGAGTGTGATTGCGGCTCTTAGTTTTCAATATAATTACGAGAACTCGATATTATGTCAACATCTCAAGGCGAAAAACTTAAACTCATCCGTGACTCCGAAAGGCTAAGCATTCGGGAACTAACTGATATCGTTGGGATTAGTTACACCACATATCACGGCTATGAAAATGACAAATCAAAGATGACCTTTGAATCTGGCGTCAAGCTGTTCAAGCTTCCTCGTTTTCGCAAATATCAGAACTGGTTCATGTTCGATGAGACCGATCCCGCATCCGGCCAAATAGCGCCGGCACTCGCACACTCTGGGCAAGAAAATCCAACCTCGTCCCACTCAGACCAAAAGACTGGCTGACAATATACGCCGCACAAATTTGTGATTTTTGTACAGTGGCCGACTGTTACAGCCACAAACAGACAGTACCGAACAAAGTTGTAACCATTGGAGGGCTTCGCTATGTCAATTAAGAAGCTCGATGATGGTCGATATGAAGTGGACGTAAGGCCGCAGGGTTCCGAGGGAAGAAGAATCCGGCGTAAATTTAATACGAAAGGTGAGGCTCAGATTTATGAGCGTCATGTGCTGGTTAACTACCATAATAAAGAGTGGTTAGAGAAACCGGCAGACCGCCGCAAACTGACTGATTTACTGGAATTGTGGTGGCTATACCACGGCAAGCACCATAACCGTGGTCTGATAGAAAAAGGCAGGCTTTCAGCAATCATGATTAAGTTTGCTGAAATCGGGGTGACCAGAGCTGACCAGATAACCAAGAAAGCTATAACGGATTATCGGGTCAAGATGATGAATGAAGGCTTGAAACCAGCCAGTGTGAACCGTCATCAGGCTATATTCAGCGGCATGTTTACCAAGCTGATTGATGCCAATGAATATCACAGCGAGCATCCTTTCAGAGGCGTGAAAAAGCTTAAAGAGGCTGAGCCAGAAATGGCGTTTCTTTCCACGGAAGAAATCACGCAGTTGCTCGATATGCTGGAAGGAGACAACCGCAACGCTGTGCTGCTTTGTCTGGCCACCGGTGGCCGCTGGAGTGAAGTTGCAGATCTTAAAGCTGAGCACATTATTAACTGCATGCTGACATTCATGAAAACGAAGAATGGTAGACGCAGAACAATACCGCTGTCAGAGGGCTTGGTTAAAATGGTGAAAAAACGTAGTACCGGGAAACTGTTTACGCCCAATTACGACACGGTGCGAAACACACTGCGAACTATGAAGCCAGACCTACCCGCCGGACAGGCTGTCCATGTACTGCGGCACACATTCGCCACGCATTTTATGATGAATGGAGGTAATATTATTACACTACAGCGAATTTTAGGGCATTCCACCGTACAACAGACCATGGTTTATGCGCACTTTGCACCGGACTTTTTGCAGGATGCAGTCTCATTAAACCCACTTAACGGAGTGTCCATATAA